AAAAGAAAAGCATCATTACAGAAGTCTTTGAATGCAAATAACAAATCAAAGAACAAGGCAAAGAAGTCTCCAGACGGACAGTTAATTGAACTTCAATATCCGTATGAAGAAGAACATGATAACTACATAGTATTCACAAGTCGTTCAAGAGTCAATCGTCAAAGAAGAGAAACAGACGGTATGGTCATGGGTGCAGATGATAATAGAGCATCTCTTATGAATACAGCAGACGGACAAGTTCAGATTGCATTACATATTCCTTTGACACTAGAACAAGAGGCTTCTGTTAAGTATTCCGCAAAAGATGTTGGTTCACTTGCAAGAGGAGCGGCACAAGGTGGAACAGGATTTATTACTGGTATGATTCAAGGGTTATCACAAGCAGCGTCAAAACTTTTGAACAGTATGACAGGTAATGCAATGTTTATTATGCAAGGTAAGGCAGTTAACCCTATGCAAGAAATGTCATTAGAAGGTGTTGACTTTAGAACATTATCATTTTCTTACACTATGTCACCAAGTTCTGAAAAAGAGGCAGATATGATAAATGATATTATCTATTATTTTAAAACTGCAATGTTACCTGATACATATCCGGCATTGGGTGCAGCGTCATCAGATGCAGAAGGATTCTTTAACTATCCAAATACATGGGAAGCAATCTTAGAAGGACCGATTGCAGAGAAAGTTGACGGATATCTTCCTATGGTTTTAAAGGGGTGTAAAGTCACATATGAGGGAGATTCAACATCAATGACTTACTATGAAGACGGTCAACCAACAAGTATTAAAATGGATTTACAATTCACTGAACTTAAAATACTTACACAAGAAGCTTACCAAGAAATTACTGCTCACCCAAATGGTAAGGCATCAGGACTTAAATCTATGCCTAGTATTATTGACCAAAATGCAACAGGTGATACAACGAATATTGAAGCAGGTGCAGCGGCAGAAAACGCAGTCAAAGAAAATGCATCTGGTAAGAAAAATCCATAAGGTAAAATATGTCAAATCAATTATTTAAAAACTTTCCAGAAATACAATATACTTTATCAACAGGTAAAATTGTTACCATTAAAGACTTCTTTAGAAAGTCTACAATTGAACAAGACTCTGTTAACAGTGTTATCTCATATACATTCTATGAAATACAAGATGGTGAAAGACCAGATGTAGTTGCAGATAGATTATATGGTGATAGTGATTTGCATTGGACATTCTTCTTAGTCAATGATATGGATAACTACTATCAGTGGTACAAAGACCAGACGACATTTGAAAATCAACTCAAAGAGATGTATCCTGAATATTGGTTAATTTCAAATCGTTCAACAGACATAGTATCAAAGAATGATAAATGGTTGTTGGGAGAAATCATTGAAACATCTCAACAATCAGGTAATGTCATCTCAGTTCAACCTACATTTAACAGGATAGGAGTTGCAGGTGGAACTTGGAATGTAAATGATGTAGTCACAGGCAAAGTGAGTGGTAAATCATTTACTGTAAGTTCTGTAGTTTCAGGTCCAGATGGTATTGACCATTATGTTAACTCAGAAGGACTCAGACGAAATACAATTGACACAGGTTTTACACCTGTCACATATTACACACATGATTACGAAGTAAACGAAACAAATAGAAAAATAAAAGTTATTAGACCTGAATACATAAGAAGAGTTGTATCAGAATTTGAAAAAGTAATGGCATCATGAGCGCATTAAAACAAGGAGAGTTTTTAGTAGAATCTCTCGCATTAATAAATCAATTCGGTGAAACACTGGACATTTCAGGTGTTGTTGGTGAATTTGAGATGTCAGAAAGTATATATCGGAAGTTTGTATCAGGTGTCGTTGGTATTGTTGACGGTCTTAATCTACTGAAGAACTATCGTTTTACTGGACAGGAGTTTATTCGTATCTCAGTAAAACAAAAAGAAGGAATGGGAGATACTGCAGATGCATTGTATAGTATCGATAAAACATTTAGAGTATTCAAAGCAGATAACATTTCAAGACCATCAGAAAAGATTCAATCATACATGTTAAGTCTATGTGAACCAAGACTCTTCAATCTCAATAGAACTAGATTAAGTAGAACATTGAGGGGTTCTTATGATGACATGTTAGAGAATGTTTTAGTAAATGAAGCAAAGATTCCTATGGAAGAATTTGACCATTGGGAAGAAACTAAACCTGATAATCATCAATTCATTGTTCCTAACTGGACTGTTAATAAGATTTTAGACTACTGTACAAAAGAGGCAAACATTGGTGGTGATACAAACTATAGAAATGGTATGTTCTTCTTTCAAACACTAAATGGTGGGTTTAGATTTAAATCAATTGACCAAATGTTTGAACAAGAATTTCCTGTTTCATTCAGTATGAAACCTAGAAATTCATCTCCAACAGAAGATATGGACTTGAATGCACCTGGTGGTTTAAATAGTCAGATATTTTCCTACAGAAAACCACAAATGTTTGATACATTGAAAGGAACTTTACGAGGTGCTTATGCATCTCATATGAAAGTTTATGACCCTTTGCGTAAATTAGAATCAGAAGAAGTTTATGATATAGAAGAGACATGGAAACGAGGTAAACATCTATCTGGTTTTCCTATGATTCATAATGGTGAATATGAGTATACATTTACTGCTGAAAACTCAGTAGGTGAAGGAGAACCACCACAATATTCAGAACTAGATGTTGACTTACCTCCAAACCAGCATTTTAACGCGTTTTTCATTGAGGCATCTGATATGAGACATTCATATGATGACAATGGAGATTTGAACGCAGATGAACTTTTTAGAGGAAAAGAAAATAGAGATAATGCAACACTAGAAAGAATTGCACTTAAAGAAATTTTATCTCAACATAGAATTATTGTGACGGTTCCTTTCAGAACAGATATGAATGTTGGTCAGATTGTACAACTATCTTTGCCATCTGCAGAACCAACTTCAGAACAAGACACATCAGATAAATTAAACGATGATAGATATCTTATAACTGATTTGAAGTTAGTTGGTGACCCAACACAATTGTCAGGTAAAATGACAATGGAATGTGTTAAAGAATCTTACATGCAGAAAATAGAAACTGCAACACCATTAGACAACACTGCAACACCGAGAGAAGTATGATAACATTTTATGGAATAGTTGAAGACAGAAACGACCCTTTGATGGTCGGAAGAGTTCGTGTAAGAATACATGGTATTCATTCTGAAAACAAACAATACATCGCAACTCCTGATTTACCGTGGGCACAAGTTTTATTACCCACAACTTCTGCAGGATTATCTGGAATAGGAACTCAACATGGACTTGTAGAAGGTTCTACAGTCTATGGATTCTTTAGAGATGGTGAAACCAGACAAGACCCTGTAATTACACATGTGTCTGCTGGTATTCCTCAGAATGGTTATAAAGAAACAACAAAAGATGAATTACTTACTAGAAATATAGAAAAGGGATTCAATGACCCAAGAAGATTAAAAGTTGATGACTATAAAGATACTCCTGATGGACCGAATCCAGAACAGGCACCTAATCGTTCTCATGGTTTAACAAGTTCAATAGAAACTGCACCAAAAACACCAAAAGAATTAAAGATTAATTACGATAACACAGGTTCTACTATCGAAGAGTTAGAGGTGACTGCAGATATGTTGCCTTACTATCCTTTATATACGGAAGAATCAGATTTATCTTCTATTGCAAGGGGTGGAATTTTAGACCATGCAATAAATGGTGGTATGGTTCACCCAGTGACTCAAAAGATTTTAGGAGATTTTGTGGATGTCCAAGCAAAACCTGTATATCCTTACAATAAGGTTTTGCAAACCGAGGCAGGACATGTTTTAGAAATTGATGACACACCAAAAGCAGAAAGACTAAATGTTCATCACAGGTCAGGAACATTCCACGAGATTCATGCAGATGGTTCAGAAGTCACTAGAATTGTAAACAACAATTACACTGCAATACTCAAAGACGACAAAGTGTATATTGCTGGTAACGCAGACTTACAAGTTGGTCATGGTAATGTAAACATAACAATCAATACAGGTAATGTTGATATGAAAGTTCTGAAGGGAAATGTTTCTTCAGAGATTACTGAAGGAAATCTAAAAGCAGATATCCTCAAAGGAACAACCGATGTATTATCCGAAGGAAAGATAACAATCACAGGTAATAATACAACAGAGATTATATCAGACACTACAGTCACAGGAACACTTCATGTCACTGGTGCCCAAACAAATGATTCAACGATTCATGCTAAGGGTGATATATCAACCGATGCTGGAGATTCACCAACACTTGCAACCCACAAACATGACACAACTATAACAGGTGGTTCAAGTTCAGGTAAATATACTTCAGTAAAAGGTAAATAAGGAGTATAAATAGATATATGGCAAATTTAAAATCACAAGGGAAGAATGTAGCAGCGAAGGAAGTTTACGCAGATTTAGACATGAACTTTACTCCTCACCCCATAACTGGTGATTTAACCATTAAAAAAGATACAGATGCAATCAAACAGTCAATTAAGAATATCATGTTAACAAATTATTATGAAAGACCATTCAAACCAGCATTAGGTGGTGGATTTAGAGAACTGTTATTTGCACTTGACACTGAAAGACGAGTAAAAAGGGCACAAAGAAAAATTAGTAAAACAATTGAAGACTTCGAACCAAGAGTTTCAGGTGTTTTACCTCAGTTTGTAATAAACGGAAATGATTTGAATGTCACAATCTACTATACAATAATAAATGGCATGCCGAATCAGGAAGTTAACATGACACTAACAAGGGCAAGATAATGGCAACAAAGAGTTCACAAATAAACATTACAGAATTAGATTTCGAATCGATTTCAGATAATCTAAAAGCATATCTCAAAGGACAAGAGAAATTAAAAGACTATAACTTTGAAGGTTCAACAATGTCGACATTGATTGACCTACTTGCATATTCATCTCATATTGGTGCGGTCAATACTAACATCGCTGCATCAGAATTGTTCTTAGATTCAGCACAAATAAGAAAAAATGTTGTATCTCGTGCAAAAGATTTAGGTTTTACACCTGCTTCTGAAAAATGTTCTTCTGCAATCATTGATGTTGCAATAAGAAATGTTAAAAATGCAGATGGTGGTTCTCCGACATTAGCAGAAATGACAATACCAAGAGGTCATGTCTTTCAAACAGTTTTTGATGGTGTATCATATGACTTTGTGACTACAGATACAAACAAACCAACTCAAAACGGTTCAACATACAATTATGCTGGTGTAGAGATATCACAAGGTACATACATGGTCGATTCTTTTGTTTATGATAGACAAATTAAGAATTCAAAATTTGTTTTATCAAATGAGAGAGTTGATAGAAGTAAATTATCAGTTGTAGTCAACTCAGATGGTGTCTCAGAGACCTATGCTTTATCTACAGACATTTCCACAATTACAACACAATCAAATGTGTACTATACACAAGAAAACGAAGAAGGATACTTAGAGATTTACTTTGGTGATGGTGTATTAGGTAGAGAACTATTGGATGGTGATATCATAACTGCAACTTATATTGTAGTTGATACAGAACATGCCGATGGTGCAAAAAACTTTAGTCAAATTACAGCAGTAAATGGATTTAATGATTCAACAGTCACAACTACAACAAATTCAACAGGTGGTGCAGAGAAAGAATCAATTGAATCAATCAAGTTTAAGGCAAACAAATTCTTTACATCTCAGAACAGACTGGTAACACTGAATGACTACAAAGCAAAGGTCAGTGAGTATTATCCGAATGCAGATGCAGTTGCAGTATGGGGTGGTGAAGACAATGACCCACCACAATATGGTAAAGTTTTTCTTGCAATCAAACCTAAGAATTCAGACTACTTAACAGAAGTCGAAAAGAGTGATGTTGTTAGAAAACTAAATGCATTGAATATGGTAACTGTAAGACCTGAAATTGTAAATCCAGAGATTATTAAGATTCTTATATCATCAACATTCAAATACAACAACAACTTTACTACACTATCAAAAGGAGAGTTAGAACAATTAGTAGATACTACAATCAATACATATGATGCAGAAAATTTATCTAACTTCGATAGTATATTCAGACATTCAAATTTAGTAAGAACCATTGATGATACAGATACATCAATTCTATCTAACATAACAAATATAAGATTAAAGAAAGCAACAAGCATGACTCTGAATAAGAAGATTGGTTATAACAATGACTTTGGTAATGCTTTCTATCATCCAAATGCAGAATACAATAAAGCATTGGGTGGTATATTAAGTTCAACAGGTTTTTATGTGACAGGTGATTCTGTTAACATACAATATTTTGATGACGATGGTAATGGAAATCTAAGAAGATTCTATCTATCTGGTTCAACAAGAATCTATAGTGATACGACTGCAGGAGTAGTCGACTACACTACAGGTAAAATTACAATTGGTGCATTGATGGTTACTGGAACAGTAAACACTAATACAACGATTGATTTCACAATTATTCCTGACAGCTACGATGTAGTTGCAACGAGAGGTTCTCTTGTAGATATCTCTTCTGCTGATGTCACGGTGAAAGGTGAAATAGACACCATCGCAAGTGGTGAGAGTAGTGCTGGGGTTGGATTTACTTCAACATCTAGTTCTACATATTAAGGTATTCATTATGAATAAAGTGGTCGCGAGTCCCGCGAGTAGTTTCCCATTAATTTGGATTATATAAAAGGAGAAAAAAATGGCAGATAAAAAAATATCAGCACTATCAGCAGTAGCAGATTCAGCAATTGGTGCTGATGATTTACTACACATCGTTGACAACCCAGGTGGAACACCTGTCAACAAAAAAATGACTATTGGTCAATTGTTTGAAAATATCCCTACGCATTTAGCAGTAGATGATATTGTCACACATTCGGCAACTAGTTCAACTTTAGCAAATAGCTTTTGTAATATCATTAACGGTGCCGGATTCTCATCGAAAGTAGTTTTCGATTTGGGTGTAGGAACAAATACCGGACAATTACAAGTGTTGGTTTGTTCAGCAATGGGCAGTGGTGGTTCAGCAGCTATTACTGTTGCGTCATGGGGTGCTTCAACAGATTCAACTGAGCAAATCACTTTTGATGCAAGAGGTGAATCATGTGTTTGTATTTGGAACGGTTCAAACTGGTTCCCAATTGCAAATAACAGTGCAACTATAACATAAGAGTAAACTAAATGTCTCACGAATCATTATCATCAGATAAAATAACACAAAGACTGCATACAATCTTACCAGAACATATAAGAGAAGATGCACC